GGCAACGCTAACGGCGGCGCAGGTGGCGGTTCTTACGTTCGCATCGAACTCACCTACTAAGGGACAAAACATGGACGTTGGACTCATTAAAGATGGCCTCGTAGAAAACGTAATCTGCGCCGATAGTGTGGAATACGCAGAGCAGCAACTGCCGGGCTACGCTTACTATATTGAGCGCACGCTTGATAACCCGTTCGGGCCGGGGTATCTGTACGACCCTAAAACGGGCAAGTTTACGGAACCAAAACTATGATTTGAACTGTACTGGTGCAGTACATCAGGTGATTCTAAGGAATCTGAAATGAGCGAAGAAGTTGTATTAGCGGCTGAACCCGCGCCGGAACTGGTGACCACGGCGGCACCAGAACCAGAAGTAGCAGCGCCGGAAGCGCCTAAAGTTTTCTCGCAAGAGGAACTGGACGCGGCAGTAGGAAAGAGGCTTGCACGAGAGCAGCGAAAGTGGGAACGCGAGCAGAGACAGACCGAAGCACCAAAGCCTGTTCCTGTAGAGAATGTGACGCCGGACCAGTACGTTACGACCGAGGAATACGTCGAAGCACTGACAACTTCCAAAGCGCAGCAGATTGTCCAGCAGCAGCATCTCGCAAAGCAGCAGCAGGAATTGCTTGGCAGTTATCATGACAAGGAAGAAGCAGCTAGGGATAAGTACGAAGACTTCGAGCAAGTCGCGTATAACCCAAAACTGCCGATCACTGACGTGATGGCTCAGACGATTCAGGCGTCGGACAATGGCCCAGACATTGCGTACTACCTGGGCACGAATCCGAAAGAGGCTGACCGCATTTCACGTTTGCAGCCGTTTTTGCAGGCCAAAGAAATAGGGCGTTTGGAAGCTAAGGTAGCTTCTGAACCAGTTACAAAACCGACCTCGAAAGCACCAGCGCCGATTTCGCCAGTTACACCCCGAAATGGGGGCACTACCAGCTACGACACCACTGACCCGCGCTCAATGAGCATGACTACGAGCCAGTGGATTGAAGCTGACAGAGCTAGAACGCGAAAAATACTGGAAGCCAAGCGGTCACGCTAATGCAGATTCCCCAAAAAGGGAATCTTCGTTCTAACTAAGTTTTCCGGAGAATGGTAATGAGCAACAGCCTTCTGACAATTGATATGATCACCCGCAAGTCTCTTGAGATTCTCGAGAACAGCTTGGTGATCTCCCGTAATGTAAACCGCCAATACGACGATTCGTTCGCCGTTGAAGGCGCTAAAATCGGTAGCACCTTGCGTATCCGTCTGCCGGACCGCGCTCTGGTGACCGACGGTGCCGCCCTGCAAGTTCAGGACGACAACGAGCAATACACGACCTTGGCTGTCTCGACGCAAAAGCATATCGGCATTAACTTTACTTCTGCCGAACTGACGATGCAGTTGGATGACTTCGCCGAACGTGTGCTGAAGCCGCGTATCTCGCAACTGGCTGCTAGCGTTGACGCTGACGTTGCCAATGCCTACAAGTCGATCTATTCGTCTGTTGGCACGCCAGGCACCACGCCTGCCTCGTCGCTGGTTCTGCTGCAAGCCGGGCAGAAACTCAACGAGTACGCCACCCCGATGAGTCCTCGCTACGCAACGGTTAACCCCGCGGCCAACGCCGGTCTGGTCGAAGGCATGAAGGGCTTTTTCAACCCGACCGGCACGATTTCTAGCCAGTTCAAATCGGGCATGATGGGCGAGGGCGTTCTGGGCTTTGACGAAGTTAACATGAGTCAGTCGATTGTCCAGCACACCACTGGTAGTCAGCCGGGATCGCCTATCGTGTCGGGCAGCACTCCTCCGACCACGCAAGGCGTTGCCACGCTGGATATTACTTACTCCAGCGCAACCAAGACCATTAAGGCCGGCGACATTTTCACTATCGCCAACGTGTATGCGGTCAACCCGCAAACCCGTCAGTCTACTGGTTCGCTTCAGCAGTTCGTTGTGACCGCTGATCAGACCTTGACCAGCACCTCGGCTACCATCAACATTGCACCGGCGATCTACACTGCCACCAATGCGCTGGCGACCGTTGACTCGTTCCCTGCTGCGTCTGCTGTCATCACGTTCCTTGGTTCGGCTTCAACTCAGTACCCGCAGAACTTGGTCTATCACAAAGACGCAATCACGCTGGCAACGGCTGACTTGCTTCTGCCGCAAGGTGTGGATATGGCCTCGCGTCAAGTGCATAACGGCATCAGCCTGCGTATCGTTCGTCAGTACGACATCAATAACGATCGTATGCCTTGCCGTGTTGACGTTCTGTACGGCTTCTCAACGATCCGCCCGCAAATGGCCTGCCGCATCTGGGGTTAATAGTTAACGCTTAAAAGGAAATTATCATGGCTCTTGCTCAAGTAGGTGGCGGGTATCAGTTTGGGGATGGTAACCTCAACGAAATGACCATTGGTGTTCAAAACACGCCGGCAACGGCGTCCGTAACCGCAACGCTCACTGTAGCTCAACTGCTGGCCGGTATTATCACGGTCAACCAAGCTGGCGCCGCGGCCTGTACTCTCACGCTGCCCACCGGCGCGTTGACGGACGCTGCGTTTAGCAACATGAAGGTCAACAGCTCGTTTGACTTTGCTGTTATCAACGTGTCCACGGTCGATGCAGAAGATGCAACGATTGCGGTCGGTACGGGTTGGACGCTGGTTGGCAACGTGACCATCGAAGCAAACAGTGCCACGACGAAAATTTCGTCTGCTCTGTTCCGTGCTCGCCGCACGGACACCGCTACGTGGTCGTTGTATCGCTTGTCGTAAGTAACAAGTCGCTCCCCTAGAGATAGGGGGGCGGCGTTTAAGGACTGCTATGGTCATCTATCTGCGGCATCCGGTTCACGGCAATAAAGTTGCGACAATGGAAGCAGAAGCAATTGCTGACGAGCTAAACGGTTGGGTGCGGTATACTCTACCCAAGCCACGCAAGGAGCGCACTGAGTGACCACCGCACTGGATCAGATTACCGGCGCTATGCGTCTGCTAGGAATGTTGGCAGAGGGTGAAGAACCGTCTGCCGCCGCCGCGCAGGACGGGCTGCTGGCGATGAACCAGATGCTTGACTCGTGGTCTACGGAACGGCTTGCGGTGTTCTCGACGCAAGACCAGATGTTCACGTGGCCTGCAAACACTATCTCACGCACGATTGGGCCAACGGGTGACTTTGTTGGCAATCGGCCTGTGCTGTTAGACGATTCAACGTACTTTCGCGATCCGTCAAACAATATTAGCTTTGGCATCAAGATTATCAATCAGCAGCAGTACAACGGAATTGCGGTTAAAACCGTCACGTCCTCGTACCCGCAAGTGATCTGGCTGAACATGGACATGCCCAATATGAGCATGTACATCTATCCTGTGCCCACCAAAGCTCTTGAGTGGCACTTTATTAGCGTCACTGAGTTGGTTGAGCCTGCTACCTTGTCCACGGTTCTTGTGGTGCCGCCAGGCTACCTACGCGCTTTCCGTTATTGCCTTGCCTGCGAGATGGCACCTGAGTTTGGCGTTGAGCCATCACCAACGGTTAGCCGGATTGCAATGGTCAGCAAGCGCGACATTAAGCGCATCAACAACCCCGACGATATTATGTCGCTGCCGTACAGCATTGTGGCTACCCGTCAGCGGTTTAACATCTTTGCTGGAAATTACTAATGAAGTCGCCGATCTTAGGCGGCTCAGTTGTTGCCCGTAGCGTTAACGCTGCGGATAATCGGCTCGTCAATTTGTTTCCAGAAGTTGTGCCTGAAGGCGGTAAAGAGCCGGGCTTTCTCAACCGCGCGCCCGGCCTGCGCTTGTTGACAACGGTAGGCACCGGCCCAATTCGAGGCATGTGGCAGTACGGCGATTATGGGTATGTTGTGTCAGGCTTGCAGTTGTACCGCATTGACACCGCCTACGCCTCCACGCTCTTAGGCACGGTTACAGGCACTGGGCCGGTCAGCATGTCGGACAACGGCACGCAGTTGTTCATTGCTTGTAATCCTAAAGGCTTTATCTACAACGCGCTTACTGGCGTGTTTGTAGAGATCACGGATGTGGACTTTCCCGGCGCGCAGATGGTCGGGTATGTGGACGGGTATTTTGTGTTTACCGAACCCAACTCGCAACGGTTCTGGATTACCGCAATCCTTGAGGGTACGTCGGTGGATCCGCTGGACTTCGCCAGCGCCGAGGGTGATCCTGACAATCTAGTGTCGCTGATTATTGACCACCGCGAGATATGGCTGTTTGGCAACAACTCAATTGAAGTCTGGTACGACGCTGGCGCACCGACGTTTCCGTTCCAGCGCATCCAAGGCGCAGTCAACGAGATTGGCTGTAGCGCAACGTATTCTGTTGCCAAGCTAGACAACAGCATCTTCTGGCTTGGTGGCGACAAGCGAGGCAAAGGCATCATCTACCGTGCAGACGGGTACACCGGCAAACGAGTGTCTACGCACGCGGTTGAGTGGCAGATTCAGCAGTACACCACCATCTCTGACGCGGTGGCTTACACCTACCAGCAAGACGGTCACGCCTTCTATGTGCTGACGTTCCCCACGGCAAATGCAACTTGGGTCTACGATGTGTCGGCGCAGGTCTGGCATGAGCGTGCCGGGTTTGTAAACGGCGCGTTTGTGCGGCATCGTAGCAACTGCCAGATGCAGTTCAACGGCACGACGATTGTTGGCGACTACGAAAACAGCAACTTGTACGCCTTCGATCTTGATGTGTACGCCGACAACGGCGAAGTTCAGCGGTGGTTACGGACGTGGCGGGCGCTGCCGACGGGTCAGAACAACCTTAAACGCACCGTGCATCACATGATGCAGATTGATTGCGAGACAGGCACCGGGTTGGTTACAGGCCAAGGCAGCGATCCGCAGTTCATGCTGCGGTTTTCAGATGATGGCGGCCACAACTGGTCTAACGAACGGTGGACGTCTGGCGGCAAAATTGGCTCGACAAATACGCGGGTTATCTATCGTCGGCTTGGGATGACGCTGGCGCTGCGTGACCGAGTGTACGAGTTGTCGGGTAGTGACCCCGTGAAAATCGCTATCATGGGCGCAGAACTGGCTATCAGCCCAACCAATGGCTAACACCACTTCCATACCCGCACCCCGCGTCGGCTTTATTGACGAACGTACCGGCCTTATGTCGCGGGAGTGGTATCGGTTCTTTTTGAACCTGTATACCCTGACGGGCAGCGGTGGCAATGCAATTACGCTCGATGATGTGCAACTTGGGCCAGCAACGATTACCCTGCCTGCTGACGCTAACTTTGTGGGCGCATCCAATCTAGACAGCCAGGTGGCGCAGTTGGCAGTGGACTTGCAGAGCTTGGCAGTTGGGCCGATAACGCAGCCAGTCATCCCGCCACCAGCAGGCACGGCGGTGATCTTGTCTGTAACCGACCTTACCGCGACAACAATCAGCACCACCGGCACGGCGTACACCTCTATAGTGTCCTCAACGGTGAACACCGTTCGACCGGGCAGCAGGATGAAGATTACGTTGAGCGTTGTAATGTCTAAAGACCTTTCGGCTGGTACAGTTACGTTTAACATAAAGCAAAACGGCAGCACGTTATCAACGCCGTTCTTTTCTTTTAGCGCGTATTACGGTGCGTTTGCCTCGTTCACGGCGTGGACAGCAGCAATTGATACGCCCTCGTCGCAAGTTATCGCGCTAGAATGGAAACGGGACAACCCCGGCGAAGTTACTGCGTATGCCACATCCACGCTTGAGGTTACGGAAGTCTACTCATGAAAAGTTTAAACGCAGCGCCTAAAGCGCAGTTCTTCACCACTGCCGGCTTGCCTCTTGTAGGCGGCAAGCTGTATACCTATGTGGCGGGCACTAGCACGCCGCAAGCGACGTACACGACCGAGGCAGGCGGTACGGCTAACACCAACCCGATTATTCTGGACACGCGCGGCGAGTGTAATTTGTTCCTTACGCAAAGCGTAAGCTACAAGTTTATCCTCAACGACGCCACGGATGTGCTGATCTGGTCGGTGGATAACATTTCCTCGTTGTCTGGTATGGCAGCGCAATCGGCTAATGCGGTGGCGATTACCGGTGGGTCAATTAGCGGTCTTAGTCCTCCCTTGCCTATCGCCTCTGGTGGCACTGGCGCGGCTACAGCAGCCACCGCACGCACTGCGCTAGGTCTTGGCACCTACGCGGTGCTGAACGTGCCTACAACC